AACGTACGGTTATGAGTGCAATTCTTAAAAAAGCACTTACCAATCCTTTTAAACTTTACAAAATGGCATATAACAGCGCACCTTATATTGAAACCGATTTGTCTAAGGGCGAACTTATGGGACTTGTGTCTAAAGCAGGCACCTGCGTTGCGAATATTCATCAAACGAGCATTCCGTTTGACGGCACTTGGGATTATGCAACAATTTGGGGTAACAGCGTAATTAAGATTAATACCGAAAAAAATAAGGACAAGCTTATAGATTATATCTATAACCTGTCCTCGGCAGATATTAAGGCGCAAGAAAAAGAAGATAAATAAAACAAATATTAACTACAAGGACAGCATGGGATAACCTTGCTGCCCTTGTGATTTTTTTTATTTATTATTATTACTGTTTGCCTTGGAATATCAAATTTGATTTTTATTATATGAAGCTTACTTTGAATTGAAAACTTATTTGTCAAATGATGGGTTGCAAGCATAGTAATTTTTGCTGTCGAGTTTATCCGTCACGAGCCGCAAACCCTCTCCGAAGCGTTGGTAGTGCACAATTTCACGTTCACGCAAAAACTTAATCGGCTCAATTATATCCGGGTCGTCAACAAGGCGCAAAATGTTATCGTATGTTACCCTTGCTTTTTGCTCTGCCGCAAGGTCTTCGTTTAGGTCGCCGATAGTGTCGCCCGTTACGGCTATGCTTGCCGCATTCCACGGCGCACCGCTTGCCGCTGTCGGATAAACTCCTGCCGTATGGTCAACAAAGTATGCCATAAAGTTAGGATTTTTTTCAATCTCATCCTCAGTCAAATTGCGAGTAAGTTGGTGTACCATTGTTCCTATCATTTCAAGATGCCCCAATTCCTCAACACCGATGTCTGTAAGCAATCCCTTAAGTTCGGGATACGGCATTGAATATCGCTGAGAAAGATAGCGAAGCGACGCACCGAGTTCCCCGTGCGGCCCACCGTATTGCTTTTAGATATAGGTCAAAGATAAAAATAAATGGCGAGGTTATTAGCTTCTTTTTCGTATGTTATATGGTCTATAACTGAGCGGAGTGCTTCATTTTTAACTGTTTCGTCTGTTTCGGGGGATTTAATTGTTTTTAAAACACTTGCAACCTTATCAACAAATTTTTTAGGAACTGCCTTGCTTTCTTTTGGCGGCACTTTTGATTTTGCATTTTCGTATTCATCAATGCGTGACTGATAGGTGCGCTTTTTTACGCCGTATTCTTCAAGCGTGTCAAAGCCTGCGTCGTATGCTTCGCTTGCTCGGCGGATTTTCTCTTTTTCCTGCTTGATAAGCTTATCGTAGTCGATATTCTCTTGCGGATTGTTTTGCGTTTTATAAATGATATTAAAATCTAATGTTTTAAGTGTTTCCTCAATTTTGTCTATAACAACTCTGTTTGCCTTGGCAACAGAGAGGCTGTGTGAAACCTTACAAACACCTCTTGCGTATTGGTGGCATTGCATTGCCGGGCTTTGAGTACCGACATATACGAGAGTAGCACCGCAGTTGCCGCAGCGCATTAAGCCTTTGAGCATAAATTGAACAGGCTGTTCCCTGCGTTGATATTTGCCATAGCGCTTCTTTTGGTCTGCTATCATATCCTGTACCCTTTCAAATTTGTCTGTATCAATAATTGCTTCGTGTTTGCCGTCAATTATCATTACGTTACTGTTGTCACCCTTGTAACGTTGCTTTGATTGTTTACCTTCGGGCGACCACCTTATTTTGCCTATATAAACAGGATTTTGTAAAATATATTCAACAAAGCGGTTGTCGGGAATGTTACCTCGCTTCGTTCTGATTCCCATTGCGGCTAATTCCTGTGCTATTGCACGGTAGCCTTTGCCTGCTAAATATGAATCGTAAATATAATTAACGTTTTTTGCATTATCGTTTGGTATGTACGTTTTATTTTTTAAATCATAGCCGAACGGCGCAATCGTCATTACTTCGCCACGGCTTGCTTTCTCCGTCATTCCTCTTGTGACTTCCTGTGAAAGTCTTGTTGAATAGTATTCATCCATAAACTCGATTATTCTTTCAATCAGCGGAGCAAAAGGCGAATCGTCGATTGTTTCGCTGACGGAAATAACGGTTACATTAATTTTTCTGAGCATTGATTTGTAAACGATACTTTCTTCTTGATTTCGAGCGAAACGGCTGAATTTCCAAACGAGAATTGCGTCAAACGGATGTTCTTTTGATTTTGCATAGCCTATCATATTATTAAAAGCTTTACGCTTTTTGACGCTTCTGCCGGATATTCCGTCGTCATAAAATACGTATTCATCAGGCACTATATAATCATTGTTTTTGGCATACTGACGAATGAGCTTAAGCTGACTGTCCGGGGAGTATTCATCCTGCCGGTCGTCAGATACTCTGATGTATGCTGCGGCATATTTCATTTAATCACCTTCTTTTATTTTTCTTTTCTGCAATAGTATCTCTTATAAAAATATATAATATATATGTCGAAATTATCGGCGCCGGCAAATAAAAGAAAAATAAAAAGTAAATGTTCGTTTCACTTTTAAATAAAAATGAAAAATAAACGTAAGTTATGTAAATGTAAGTTAGAAAAATTAAAATCGATACGAGTATATTTTTTAAAGAAACATATCCGTTTCTTATTTCTTTAATGTGAGAAATTGAAAGTATAATTGCTAAAATTATTACTTCAAAAATGTAAATTCCAAAGAAACAATAACATATAATTATAAAAACTTTTTCTACTGTTGACATATTATTAAATATACTTGTATGTGTTTCTTCGGTAATGGTTTCAATGTATTCCAAATCATTAGGACTGTTATTATCTAAGAAATTCTTATAAAGTTTAGTTTGTTTTTGAATTTCATTATATTTATCATCACTAATATATTTTTTGTAATTAGGAAGAGAAGCAATTACCTTTTTATTTAAACTTGAAAAGTTGCTATATAATTCAGAATCATAAGTGTTTGTTTTGCTTATTTGTTGTCGAGCGGAAGAATAGTAGTTGTTAAGCTTTTCATAATTATTAAGATATTCTTGTACCCAGTCGTTAATTTTTGCTTTGTTTCGTATTGAACCATAGTCGATACCGGAACTGTTATCCTTTTGTTTGTTATCTTCAATAACTATTGTTGCAAATGTTTCAGCTTTTTCGGTTGTGGTTGATTTTTTATTATAAGGGCAAGTACCGTTTTCGTGTTGGTGTGCAGGATATCCATGGTGGTAATGATATTCGCCGGTAGAACGGTCAAAATGTCCGCCGTCTGAATCCGTTTTACCCGGATGAGCAAAAACTGCAACGCAAGAGCCTAAAATTATAACTACTATCGAAATTAATATCAGACTTATTTTAAAAACATTTTTCATTTTATCCCCTTATTGTATTGATTTATAAAATCCTCAAAGTTTGAATAAACTTGTCTTTCTAATTGGCTTGTTAAAAACTTATTTCGCTTATAAAGCAATTCCATGCGCTGTGCTCTGTATGTAGCGGCTTGATAAGAAATGTTGCATATCTGCGAAATGTCATTTGCGCTATGTAAGTGAAGCCCCCAAAGGACACAAGCCGGTGCAAGTAGCCGAGCGGCAAACATATCAGCTTGCGTTTCTTCTTCAGGTTTTTCTTTATATTCATTTACGCTATCGCTTCTGTTAAGCAAGGATATGTGGCCTAAGAATATATGACCGAGTTCGTGTGCAATAGTAAATCGTGCTCTTTCTGATGACATATTATCGTCGAAAACGATATACCATTTGCTGTCTATAAGTATGCTTAACCCTATTTGATTATCTTTGAGGAGATGACAATCACTATTTTTTACAACTTTAATGTCGGCTTGTTTTGCGATATCGGTTATTTTTACCGGCAACCGACTTACGTTATAATCTAAAAGGACTTGCCATGAAGCGTTGCGTACGTATTTGTATTTTCCATAATTTATCATTTTTTATCACCACAAACATTTTAAATGTTTGCAGTAATGAATTATACAGGTAAATATTGGTAATTATAATAAACTATATATCCTCATTATATTCTTTGGCTTTTTTCAAGCTCTCAACTTCCTGCGCTGAGAGTTTTATTTTTTTAGTAGTACGTGCAGCCATAGGATATTCGACTGTTCTTTGTGAATTATTACTGATTCCGAGAAGAGTGTTTACTGCTGATTGCATTTCAGGTTTGTTACGGTATGCTGTTATTAATTCTTTTTCAAGGGCAGAAAATTTAAAAGTAGGCTCTCTTTCTACATCATAACCCATAAGCCATGTTTCAGTAACATTTAAAGCCTCGGCAAGAATAGATAATCTTATTTGAGTTGGTTCCGCTTTACCTGATACATATTGACTAATGTCGTTTCTACCAAGCCTGACATTATACTTTTTGCAATATGGCATGCACTTGTTTAATAAGTCGACTTGTCTTAAATTCTTTTCTTCCATTATTAATTTTAAGCGTTCTTGTGTATTGCTTTTTTTCATAAAATCACCACCTTTTTGTAATCAATATAACATAATATAACGAAAAGTTCAACAAAGATTACAAAAAAGTTCAAGAAAATGTATTTTTATACTTGACAAAATCAAAAAGCAGTGATATATTAAAGATGTTCAATAAATTGAACAAAAGGAGACTTCTTTATGAAATACGATTATTCAAAATTAATTGGAAAAATTGCAGAATATTATAAAACTCGTAGAGCATTTTCAAAAGCTATGAAGATTTCTGAAAAATCTTTATCAGTAAAATTGAACAACAAAGCCTCTTTTTCACAAGATGAGATTGAAAAAGCGTGTATTCTGTTACATATTGCTGATATCGAAATACCTCTATATTTTGAACATATCCACTAACACTTAATCAAGGCAGCAGGGTGCAGGCTGAAATATCCCCTTACTGTTCAACTGAAATCAGCCGAGAAGCTATCAACTCCATAGTTTTATTTTTCTCCAAAAATATATGAATAAATCAAACATAACCCCCTTTTCTTAAGTTATAACGATAGTTAGCTCTGCTGTTTTGGTTAAGTGTTAGTGATAAGGACAAAAAGTATCATCATAGTTTTTATTGAGGTGATGAAATGGCAAAAAGAAAAGAACTGACGGCGACAGTCAGCGTAATAATGGAAGACGGCACGGTTAAGCCGTTTGAAGAGCTGACCGCCGAGGAAGAAAAGCGCCTGAGGGAAAATATCAGAAAAAGGCTTGAAAAATCAATGAGCCTATATTATTCAAATCACCCTGAGGAGTTTGCAAAGCTTAAGTAAAAATGAAAGGAAGTGAAAAAATGTATAAATTGCCGCTGATTGTGCTTGCTGCTTTTGCGTTTTATTGCGCAGTGTGTTTAATCGCTATTAAAATCAGGCAAAAGAAAAAGCCACTCCGCAAGCGGAATGACTTTGAAAGAAAGTGCCGTTACATTTTCTCAGAAAACGCAGAATGGGACAACATTCTGCACGGCATTAAATGAGTTGTGATAACCCATACAACACTATTATGTTATCACAACTCTTATTAAAAATCAATAGGAGTTGAAAAAATATGGAAGTTTTTACAAATGATATTTGCCAAAGCTGTACGAACGGAAGCTTTGATACGTGCAAGGCAGATTGGTCGCAAGTCACGCTTGACGATTTAACGAGGGAAGTTGTTGACTGCGAAATTTACAAGGCTAAGCCGAAGCATAAGCTTAAGATTACATACGAATGCGAGGGCAAGATAGCCGTCGTTGAAAAGGTGGTATATGATTTGCCTGATGTCGAATGGCAGCAGGCAGACAAGAGCGCTGAGGATATAAGCACCGACGATATCAAGGTCATTGTTGAATATCTTAATAATAAAATCGGTGCGCACTATAAGCCGAACGGCAAAAAAATAAAAGAGTTAATCAGGGCAAGAATGAATGAGGGCTACACGGTTGAGGACTTTAAGACGGTAATTGATAAGAAATTCAAAAGCTGGGGCAACGACCCGAAAATGAGCTTATACTTGCGGCCGTCAACGCTTTTTAGTACACGCTTTGCCGAGTACCTAAACGAGTATCAGGCAGAAAACCCGGAGCAGAGCGGCAACAACATATTCCTTTCGCTTGC